TGCCGTGGCCGGTTCGGGGCGGCTACCGCCGCCCGTGTTTTGCCGCTGCCCGTGCGGCTGCCGCTTCGGCCCGTTCCGTGTCGGCTGCTGCCCGTGCGGCTGCCGCTGTCGCTTCGGCTGCTGCCTGTCGGGCCGTGCGTGTCGTGGTTTGGGCTTCGGCTGCTTCGGCTTCGGCTTCGTGCCGTGCGGCTTCGGCTGCTGCTTCGGCTGCTGCCGCTGCGGCCTGTCGTGCGGCTTCGGCTCCGGCTTCGTCCCCTGCCGCTTCTCCGGCTTCGGCTGCTTCGGCTGCCGCTGCCGCTTCGGCTGCTGCTTCCCGTGCCGCTTCGGCGGCTTCGGTTGCTGCTTTGCTCGCGCCTGTCGGTGTCGTGGTTCTCGCCCCCTGTGTCGGTGTTCTGTCGTGCGGTTTCTTTGTTCTCGTTTCCTCTGTTCTTTTTCGCCGTTCGGGGCCTGTTTTCCTTCTTTTTCGGTTTGTTTTCTTTCGGTGTTTGGTTCGTTTTTTTTCGGTGTTTTTGCGCTGCCGTTTCTCGTTTTTTGCTCTGTCGGTCCGGCGTTTTGCCGGTCCTTCCGGCCCAGGTCAGCGGTAGCCTGGAGCGAGAAAAAGCCGGCGGCATCGCTGCCGCCGGTCTGCCGGTTGCCGGTCACCTTGCCTTGATCCTGTAATCAATATCGCCGTGTTGAATCATCGAATACGTTTTATCGTTCGCCACTATGATGTGATCGAGAACGAGAACGCCTACGCCGTTTAGCAGCCTTTGCAGCTGCAGCGTGCTGCTTATATCTTCCGGCGAAGGTGCGCAGGTGCCGCCGGGATGATTGTGACAGAGCAGCACAGAATGTGCGTTATAGTTCAATACTGTTTCCATTACCATGCGAGGATAAGCAGAAACCTCAGCCAGTGAGCCTTCGGAGATGCAGCGCCGTCCAATTACGCCGCATTTGGCAGAAAGGCAAACCACATAAAACTTTTCGTTCCGCTGCGCTGCCAGTAAAGACAAGCAATAATTTTCAGCTTCCCGACTGTTGCCGATCCTGTCGGGTACCTCTTGATTGCAGCGGAACCACAGACGAACAAGCGGCCGAATCATTGAAATCATATCCGCACGGGCCGCCGTCATGCCGTCAACTTTTGCGATCTGCTCTGGCCTTGCTTCCATGATCCCCTTAATGCTGCCGAAAGAATCAAGCAGCTTTTCAGCCGTGGCCACTGGATCCGCAGAGCCGCCTTTAACCATGGAAAGCACGGTTGCAATGGTCTGCACATCTGTCAGCGTGTCAAACGTTCCGGACTCCGTGACCTGTTCACGGAATTGCAGGAGAGAGCTTTTCATAATGTCACGGGTTTTCCGCTCTGCATCTGTGATAAAGGTGATCTGTGTAGCGTTCATATTGTGTCCTTCCTGCCGGTTGAGGTTGTCCGGCTACCTTTATTTTCTATAATGATTATATCACATCTTTTATTATCCTGTCAAGCGTTTTTGTTATCTTATTGCAGCAAGAAAAGCGGCTGCCCTTTTCGGATCAGCCGCCGCAGTGCCGCCGGTTTTCATATCCCGTTAACCTGTACCCATTCGATCAGCTGCCGCAGAAGCTCCCTGTCATTCTTCCGGAGATACACAAGGCCGTCTTGCTGTGTATGGATCATCACGGACGCGATCATATCGAGCCGAATGACAAAAGCATTTAACCATGTGTCAAGGTTGCCGCTTTTGCCCTGTTCACGCCGCCGAGCCTGGAGCGCCGTCAAGACCTTTATAACGCTAAGCAGCTCTGTAATATGGGAAGCGTACACGGGGAGCAAGCCCCGTTTCTTTGCTTCTATCGCTGTCACGCCTCGCACCCCCTCACGCTGTCGAGAACGTCAAGCGCTTTTTCAAAGCTCAAAGCAAACAGGAAATTGAAAAAGCTTGACCACATGGGGCGCTGACCGTCGAAACCTGCAAAGTAATACAGGCGGCCGCCGTCAGCCTTTGTCACATACCATTCGCCACAGACGGCGCGGATTTGATATTCGCCGCCGTTCGCATTTACTTCGAAACCCTTCATTTTTACCGCTCCTTTCTGGCGGCGGCTCTGGCGAGCCGCCGCCGGTCGTTCGTCAAACTGCCGCCGCTACCGGAATCGCCGAAGCAGGAACCGCAGCCAGTGCTGCCGCCGTCTTGTTTGCGGCCTTTTCTTTCTCGCTGATCCGCTCAAAGTAGAACGGCCGGGACTCCGTGGGCGCCGTATAAGCGGCGTACAGTTCCGGATGATCCGCCTTCAATTTCTTGCCTTGAAACTGCGGCTTGATAACGAGAGCGAACCGAACACGGGCGTTTTCGCCGTACAGGTATTCAAGCCCGAGCCGCTGACACTCCGCCTTCATTTCGTCATCAATGGCGCTGACCTGCGCTTCCAGTTCGGCAATCTGCGCTTTCAGAGCTTCCCGCTTTTCAAAGCGGTTGTCGATCTGCTTTTTGGTTAAGGGCTTATTCATAGAGTAACCTTCCTTCCTGTCTCATTTTCGAGACGTTCGCGGCGTGCGTCCGGCCAACTCCGGCGCTGCGCCTGTTTTCCTGCTATTATTATATCACCGCTGTCGTTATCCTGTCAAGCGTTTTTGTGTCTTGCTGCATATTTTTTATTATTCTGTTAATTTCTTTCCTTTACATCTTTGTAACAGATTTGTAACAATTTCCGGCCGCAAAAATTTTCGCCGCCTGGCGGCGGCGAAAATTTTGCCATCTGGCAGCGTTGCGATCTTTTCTTCCGTTTCGCTTTCTTTTGTTCGTTTCTCCGGCTTTCGTTCCGGCCCGGCCTCCACTGTCGCCGGGGAGTAGCTGTTATGTGGCACCTGGTTTTATCGCCAGGCCGATCATGTAATCCTCTTTGCCTTAGAGACACGCGGCCTGGCGGGATTTGTCTTCCATCACCCAAGCGCCGTCTCGCCTGGAGGCTTGCCTGGCGGCAAGCCTCCTGGAAAGGGGTAAAGCCAAACAAGCAGCAATACAATCCCAGCTGGCTGCGCGGCCTCCCGCTCCCGGCAACGCCTTCGCTCCCGGCCGATACCAGCAATTGCAGACCGAAACGATCCAGCCGCGCACCCGGCTTCCTGGGCGGTGCGCCCGTACCGGTCGCAGGCGCGTTCCGCGCCCATGGCCGGCAAGCCGGCCGCCGCCCTTTCCCACCCGCCCGCTGCCGGTGCATGGCGCTGCGCGCCATGCAGGGCCCGCCGATCCGGCAAGCCTCCTTCGTCAAACGATCCGCGGCGGGCCTGCGCGGCTAAGTTGGTTACCGGCGCTAAAGCGCCTACTAAGCATCGTGGCGATGCCTGGGATCCCCTGGAATAAAGTCGCGTTACGGGCACATTATATTACTGCCCGCCCGGCGTGGCTGCCCGGCCATATCGCGCACTCCTCGCCCGCTGCCCGCATTTGGCTCAGCTGCTGTGTTACTGGTAATAAAGAGCAGGTCGGAGCTGAGCCCATGCGGCCAACGGGCTGCGGGGTGCGCTGACGGCAATGCTGCAGCGCCGCATGGCGTAAGAAACAATATCTTTCTCGTTGCAATCAGCCACGCCACGCGCCGCTATAGCATTGCCGCCGCCGGTGTGTTGCTGGTAGCGCCCACCACCCCCACCTCCACCACTCCATTCGGCGCCGCACAAGCAGCTGGTCTAAATCAATTCTTGAGGTCTGCCAGCCGTCGCGCCACTGCCGGCTCGATCGTTCAGGGCGGCTGTTGCTCCGCTCGGAACGGCAGACCTCCAGTCATGTGCAAGCTCTCTCGTCTGGCGGCGCGGTCTGGCCGTCGGCGCGGGCCTCTCTTCCTCGGAGCCCCTCTCCGCCTTCCCGGTGCGTCGCATCGGCGCGTTGGGGCCCCGCTGCCCCTTCCGCTTGTGCGCCGCATCCGGTCTTTCGGCCGGGTCCCGCTCACTTCGGTAGCTCGGCTAATCCGCGCCTTGCCCGGACTTTTTCGCCGCCAGGCTTCGCGCCGCTGCTTTTCCTTTGGTCGGCCTTTCTCCTTCGCTCCGCCTTTTCAGCCGCCCTTTCCACTCCTCGCCGGAAGCTCTCTCGGCTGGCATCCGCACGGCGCATCCGCGGGGTGCCCTTCCTTGCCCTTCGCCTTTGCACGGCGTTACCGCCCGTCATGCCGGGCGACGCCTGAGCAAAGGACACGGGGCCCATGCGGCATTCGGCGGTAAACCGCCGGCCGCAATGCCCGCTCGGAGCCGGGCTGCGGTAGGGGCCCCAACCCGTGGAAGCTGCCGTGCCCCTGCGGGGGATCCGAGGGCGCTGCCCTCGGGCACCCGCCTGGGCTCCGCCCTGGACCCGCAAGGGAGCATTGCCCCCTTGACCCCTTCCTGCCCGCCCAGCGGCTTTGTTTCCGGCCCCTATGTTGCACGCCGTTCTGTCCGCCTTGTCCGGCTCAGCCCTTTGGTCTTTAGCTGCAAGTTGATTATGCGGAGGGGGCTAAGCCGGATCTACGGCAGACAAAAGCGGCGTGCAGGCAAGGCAAGGCTGCGGGCCCGTAAGCTTATAGCATGTGGGCCCATAGCCTTGCCTTGCTGGGGCCGAAAGCAGTTCCGTCCTGCCCACCCGCCCCTTGTCTTTGCATAAGCTTGTTTCCCTCGTCCAGGGCGAAATGAAAACGCCGCAAAGGCGCCGGGACAAGCCCGGCGCTGTCGCCATGAAAACAGCTGCGGCTCAAACCTGGAACAGAAAACAAGCGGCAGGAAGATCCAGCGCTGCGGCGCTGATAAGGCGGCCGCTACGCGGCCTTGGCTTGACTGAACCCGTGGCGGTCAAATCCGGAACAAGGGGAACGGCGGCCGCTACGCGGCCTTGGCTTATCTAAACTCCAAAAGCCAAAACTTGGAATACCCCCCCCCTATGCTGAAGGCAAAAAGCGAAAGGCCTATTTAAATATAGCGCGGCAGAGGAGCACCCGGCTGCGGCCGGGCAAGTGCTGCGCACAGGTCGGGCAAAGGCAATCGGTGTGGCGCCAGGCTTGATCGCCTTATCTCAACGGGCGCACAGAGCCTAGAATAAAGCCTTGCTTAAATCGTGTAAAAGCTTGAAACAGGCCGCCTGTTTAAGCTGCATTTGAGCCTGGATCTGCGAATCGTAAAAACTAAAATACAGTGGAAAAAATTGCCCCCAGTGGGGAGCCCCTCGCGCTGTCGCAAAAAACATAGAGCCGCTTAACCGCTCCGATTATCTTTCCCGCTGCTTTGCTTTATATGATAATATTTCCGCTTGACAAAGCGTCTCATTTGTGAGACAATAATAGCGGGGGAACCATACCCCGTTGCCGACCTACCCATCGACCATCAGAGAGGAGCCGTTACCATGACGAAGCAGAACGTATACGAGGAAGTCACCAATCAGATTATCAGCTTACTTGAACAGGGCCAGATCCCGTGGCATAAGCCGTGGACCGGCGGCGCAGACGGCGCATACAGTTGGCATACTGGCCGCCCGTACTCACTGCTGAATCAGCTGATCCTTGTTGAACCTGGAGAATATATCACCTTCGACGAATGCCGCAAGAATGGCGGCCACATCAAGAAGGGCGCGAAGGCGAAGCACGTCTATCTGTGGAAACCGTACAAGCGGCAAGCGACGGACGAAGACGGAAACCCCAAGACGGACGAAGAAGGCAATCCGGTCATGATTACGCGGTTCATGCTTCGCTGTTGGCCCGTCTTCCACGTTACGAACGACTGCGAAGGAATCAAGCCGAAGCGCTCCGCGCTGCTGCCGGAAGTTCCTGCGAAGCCGATCGAAGCAGCCGAGGAAGCACTGCGGGCATATGTAGAGCGCGAAGGAATCCGGCTTGAAGCGGACGAGATCAGCAGCAGAGCTTATTACTCCCCCGCCAACGACTTGATCAATCTTCCGTGCATTGCCCAGTTCGCGGATCCTGCTGAATACTACAGCACCGCATACCATGAAGCCACACATAGCACAGGCCACCCGTCAAGGCTGCACCGCTTCGAGCTTTTCAACAAGAACGCTGCATTCGGATCGGAACAGTACAGCAAAGAGGAGCTGACCGCCGAGATCGGCGCCGCCTGTATCCTGCACCGCCTGGGCATCGGAACGCCCGCGAGCATCAAGAATTCAGCGGCCTATATACAGGGATGGCTGAAAGCCTTGAAGGACGATAAGCAATTGATCATCGGAGCAGCCGCCAGGGCAGAGAAAGCCGTCCGGCTGATCCTTAACCTTGAGGAAGGAGAAACCGCATCGGAAGCGGCCGAGGGTTAACCCCTCGCCGCCGCTCTGGAGCGAGAAAGGAGCGCGAGCGCATGATCTACCACATCGACAGGCAAGGAAACGAGCGGCCGGACGAACACGTATTGAAGGCAATGGAAGCTTACAAGGCCGGCGGCTATGAAGCAATGCACGACTATCTGCAACAAGCTGCAGAAGCGGGCGAAATCAGCAAGGCAGACGCCTTTTACGACGAGATTCATTTGATGAGCTACCTTTGGTAAAACCTGGGTGGCCTGGGACTTAAAAAAAATCGCGGCCGCCTTCGGCGGCCATTTGGGAAGGAGCGGTTACCGTGAGTAATATTACCCATCAAATCAGCATCTTTGACATGATCGAAAAGCCGGAGAAACTGGACGCCGTCAGCGAAGCGATCGCGCACGGCAGCGGATATGAAGGCGGACGGGTCCGGATTTTTGCAGCGGCGCTTAACCTGTCCGAAAAAGAGCTTGCTGTCTTTCTCAAAAATGAATACGGCGTTGGCGGCTGCTCTATGCCCTTCGGTTTTATGGATTACGACTCTAATGGAATCAAACTACGCTTCTATAACCGCGGTTCACGTGGCCTGGTGAAAGCGCCGCAGGAAGATCGAAAAATCGCCTGGGCAGAAGCGGCTCGCGTTGTGCGAAGCCTTATTGCAAGTAACAGATACCTATTCCCGGCGGAGCAGAAACAGGCAGACGCGATCAAGGCGAAATATGAAGGCGTAATGCCGCTGCCGTATCCGCGCTATGGATTTGCTTGAGGAAGGAGAGACGCAGACATGAAACAGAGCGTACTGCTGCGAAACCCAGTATTTATAACGGAACGCATTGCTAGCGCAATGAAGTCAAGTCCCAGGATTGCCGACTATATCGGCTTGTGTTACCGGCTGTTTACCCTGGAACATTTCGGCAGGATTTGCGCAGAGGACGAAGCCGCGAACCTGGCGGAACTGGAGCAGAGCGAAGGCCGCGTAATTGGCAGGTACAGCGCGTTGTGGGGCTTGAAGCAGGATATTTTTATCATCGGCTATTTTTCCAAGATTAATCCATACGATATCGAGCTGAACAATACGACCATCTTATTTGTAAGTGAATATTAACGCTGCGGCGTTGATAGATAGGCTGCCCTACCGGCCACACGGGGAGAAAGGATCTTTATTATGTATGAGGTTGTTTTTACCAATTTCCGCACCCACATGGACCTTGTGGGCAAGGTCAGCGCGTCTGCGCTCGTTCCGTTAATCATGGAGACGATCAAAGACGGGAAGCTTGCGCTGACAGAACTGCGGGAGCTACAGCCTGACGATCGGACCGAAAGTCGGAAAGCGTAATAGATCCGATACGACCAGGGCCGACCCGGGGCGGCATATCCCCGGGAGAAAGGTTTTATATGAAGCAGATTTATTCATTGGAATATCGCAAGCACAAAGGACCATATAAAGAATTGTCTCGCCGCTGGCTGAACGGGCCGCGACGCATAAAGCTTGCAGCAGCGCTTTACCGCCTGGGAGGCTACGAGGTCCGAACGATTAAGGAAGTGTGCCAGACCGGGCATGTCATTAATAACCAATATGGACACAATACACGCTATATGTTATAATGTTCTCGCATCATAAGACGAAAGGAGAATTTACTGTGACTACAATTTCCGATTCGATTCGCATCGCCCTTGCGAAAGCAAAGAAGAAGCAAAGCGACCTGGGTGCCCACTGGTTTACAACCAGGCAGGTTGTGTCGAATAAGTTCTACAGAGACTACTGGTCTGCAAACGAGCTGGCTGATATCGCCAAATTTGCCGGCTGCAAATTGATATTTAAGTTTCCGGACGGAACTGAAATAGCGGTGGAAACAGACGAAGCTCCCCGTTTGAGCGTTGAAAAAGCTATGAATAAATAACCAGGTCAAAACGCGCCGCCTGTATGGCGGCATTTTTTTGTACATATATTGTATCAGTTGCGAGACATTTTGATAAAAATATCTTGATATATTGTGCAGCGCGTCTCATAATTAAGACGAATAGGGAACCAAACAAACACGCCGGAGGTGTCAGGACGTTTGAATTATTACGGCACTAAACTGACGAATAACATATCCCGCCGGGAACCGGAAGGATATTTGCTTTGCCTGAACGTGCCTGTAGCACGAACAGGGACGCAGGAGTATCTGCCGGAGGAGCTGGGCGTTTCTGCGCCTGGGATGATTCGAGTCTACCGGCCGGAGGAGGAGGTCTTTTCTCCGGAGACGATGGCATCTTTTGAGGGAATGCCCGTAACGAACGATCACCCAGAAGAAGGCGTAGATATTTCAAATATTAGCGATCTTCAAAAAGGGCATGCTCAAAACGTCCGGCGTGGATCCGGAGATGAATCTGATTTGCTCCTGGCGGATCTGCTGATTACGGACCCGGAGTTGATCGAGCTGATCATGGACGAAGGTAAGCGGGAAATCTCCTGCGGCTATACCTATGAGCTGTGCGAGGAGAATGGGCAGTATATTCAACGTCAGATCCGCGGTAACCATGTGGCCGTAGTGGATGCCGGCCGCGCCGGTCATCGCGTCTGTATAAAAGATAACAAACCTAAACGTGAAAGGAGTAAACCCAACATGAAAAAGTCTCTGTCGAAGATTCTGGCTCGTATGGCGAAAGACGGCGATATCGAGACTGTTGCCGAAATCATCGAAGAAATGATCGAGCCTGAAACTGCCGCCCCTGCGGAAGCCGCTGCCGAAGTGGCCGAGGAAATCATTCCTGCCGTTGTCGAAGCGGCCGCAGAAGAGGTTGCCAGCGATCCCGCCGCCGTGGTTGAAACGCCGGAAGGCTCTACCATCGTGGTGGACGAAGCTACCCTGGCGGACATTCTTTCCCGCCTGGATCAGATCATTTCTCTGCTGACGCCCGCCGCTCAGGATGAAGATCCTGTGGAGGAGATCGTCGAAGCCGTGGAGGAAGCTGTGGAGGCTGCCGCTGAGGCCGAGGCTGTCGCGGAGCTGCCCGAAGCTGCCGAAGAAGTGGCGGCCATCGTCGAGGAAATCCTGGAGCCGGAAGCTGAAGGCTTCGAGGAAATTGTTTCCGGCGATGAGTGCGAAGAAAACGAACCTGAAGTGATCTCTACCGGAGATGCGATTCGCGCCGCTCTGAAGACTATGCGCCCCGTGCTGGCGAAGATGCCCAGCAAACAGCGCAAAAAGGCTGCCGCGGATATCGCTGCCAGGATCAACAGGCAGCGGAAGATCAAAGGCACTGACAGGCTGATTTCGCTTGCTGCGGCTAAGAGAAAGACGGCTGGCAATAGCGCGGACCTGGGCAAGCGTATCATGGCCAGCCGGAATCCGAACTATAAGAAGTAAGAGGAGGAAAAGCATATGGGTAAAGTACAGAATGCCTTCGGCTACGGTTCCGCGGGGGCTATTGCTCGTTCCGTAGATGATATCGTAATTGCTATCCGGAACGCTTCTGACTCGGATATCGAGTTTGGCGCTCCGGTTTTCATGACCGAGAACGGCGCTGTGCCGTTCAATACTACTACCCCGCAGGATTTCACTACCTTCCTGGGCTTTGCCGTCCGTGTGGCGGACAAGACCCCGGAATCCTATCCCAGCGGTCAGTTCAACACCGCGTCTTCCAGCGGGGAGGCCGGCGTATGGAAGGCCGGTGACATCATGGAAGTCCTGGTCCGCGGCAGCATCGCGCTGGCTTCCACCGTATCCGGCAGCAAGGGTAGCCCGCTGTATATCCGGAAGTCCGACGGCCGCCTGACGGCCTCCGCCGGCGCTGCCGGGTCGACCATCCTGCTGGAGAACGTCCGCGTCCGCAACCCGCGGAACGGCTACAGCGCCTGCTGCGAAGCAATCGTCAACAAGCGGAATATTCTGTAATAGGAGGAAAAGACGATATGAAAAAATCCCTTCTGACCGCTCCCCACCGCCTGGTGGCGAACGATGCCTATACCTTCCTGATGAAGGAACTGGAGAAAGTGGACGAAACCATCCTGGAGCCCCTCTCCGGCACGGACTGGCCCCGGGATATGCCGGTCGTTACCGGCGGTGGCCTGGTAGAGTCTGTTGCTGCTATTGACGTACAGTACGCCTCCTCCGGCGGGGACGACGACAACCTGTTCTTTGACGCGGCCAATGATATTCCCGTCATCCAGGCGGATATGTCCAAGCAGGTAGCGCGAACCTTCAACTTCGCGGAGTACATGGCGTTCTCCGTCATGGAACGCGAAAAAATGATGCAGGTCGGCCGTGATCCGGAGACTTTCCTCAATAAGGGCATTCGTCTCCACTGTGATAAATATCTGGACCGGAACGTCTATGTGGGCTTCACCAAGGTGACCTCCACCGGCCTGGTCAACAATCCCTCTGTGATCCGGGCCTCCGCGGATCCCCATACTTCCGGCGGTACGGATACCGACTGGCAGTACAAGACCGCGGACGAGATCCTGGATGACATCAACAGCGCGATCTCCGCGCTGTGGCGGGATAACGACTGCTCTTCCGATGCGCTGCCGAATCATATCCTGGTTCCGGTGCAGCAGTTCGGTATGCTGGTCACCCGCAAGGTTTCGGATGACTCCGAACGGTCTATCCTGACCTATGTCCTGGAGAACAACATCTCCACCCAGCAGGGCGGCGAGCTGATCATCTCTCCGTGCAAGTGGTGCGCCGGCATCGGGTCCAACGGCTCCGATCGCATGGTGGTCTATTGCAACCGTGTGGACCGGATCTGTTTCAACCTGACCCAGCCCCTGCGCCGCATGGACACCGAGTACGCCGAAATGCGGATCAAGATTCCGTATATCGCGCAGTTCTCCGAAGTGCGGTTCCTGTATCCGTCTACCGTTAGGTATCTGGACGGCATCTAATAAATAACAGCGGCTCCCCGGAGAGAAGCGTTCCTTCTCTCCGGGACGATTTATAGGAGGCGATTTTATGAAAATACTTTCTCGCGTATGTGTAGAATTTAAAGATAAACAGGGGAACGTCATTTACCGGATCGGTCCGGCGGACCGCCTGGTCTATAAGGATGACGCCCCGGAAGCCATTAAGCAGGACCTGCTCTTCGGGGCCCTGGTGGCGGAGGGATCCATTGACGTGGTCGAGACCGCCGCCGAAAAGAAGGCCGCGGAACAGGATCCGATGGCCGGAGCCCTGGCGGACGGACGCAAAGTAGCTAAGGTAAAGAACGAAGAAAAGGCGGACGGAAAAACGACCGAAGCAAAGCAGGACGCAAAGGCAACCAAGGCTGCCGAAAAGAAATAAGAGCTGTCACGTGAAGTGCAAGCGCGGAAAGGAGAGTCATCTTTATGACACAGGCGGAATTTACCGCATTTTATCCGCAATTCGCCAACTTCACTCCTGCTGTTGTTTTAACAGAATATATCCGCCAGGCCAACACTCGCTTCACTGCTTTTGCCCCGGAGGATGCGGAGGAGGCCCGCCGGCTTTATACGGCTCATAAACTGACGATGTATGCCCGGGTGGCGCTGCCCGACGGGGTTACGCCGACGAAGGCGCAGATCGCCGCGGCGGGGCAGGCCCAGCAGAAAATCGCCAGTAAAAAGGTAGGAGAAGTTTCTGTATCGTACAGTACGTCTGCATCTTCGTCCGCATCCACACAGACTGGATTTGCAGATTTAACTGAAACAGATTTTGGGAAACAGCTTCTAAGTTTGCTTAGGCTGTATAGCCGTTCGAAATATGTGCCATGATTAAGCTTACTTTTACAGAGGATACCGAGCACATTACAAAGCAAAAAGAATGCATTGACTACCTTCTAAAGAGCAAGGTGGATGTAGGCCTCACGTCCCATGCTTCTGGCAGGTCGTTCTTTCTTCTGGGAATTCATACAGGCGGATCTCCGATTATGCATATTCCGCCCCGGCCAGTGGTTGATCCAGCACTGCATCAGGAAGGGCTGCAGCAGGAAATGGGGGAGTTTCTCCTAGAGTCCTGTGAGGCGGCCTTTGATGGAGATATGGCCGGTACCGTCGCCGGTATGGAAGGCTGCGGCCAGCGGGGAGCTGACGGCATCCGGGAATATATTGATGGAGGTATAAGCCCACCGAATTCCCCCAAAACATTGTCAGGCGGGTGGGTCTATAACCCGGTGGCAAAAAAAGGAGTGCTAATTGGAGGGAAGTCTGGGAGCACGCCCATGAAGGACACAGCAGCGTTGTACGGAGATTTTGATTATGAAATCACGGGGAGATAACCTAGATGAACGTAACAGACGCTATTTTTGATCCTGAGCTGGGTTGCACAATCTTTACCGTAGAGCGTATTACATATACCCGCACACGAACAGGAACGACATCAAGCAAAGTAACAAGCCAGGCCACGGGATGTATTCATCCGGGAACGCCGGAAATGATCCAGCTGCTACCGGAAGAAGAACGTAACAATGAATTTATTATGATTTACACAGATTGCGCCTTAAGCGTTGGTATACCGGAAGGAAACGCTGCGGTCTTTACGGGTGCTGATCAAATTGGCTGGAACAACCGAACCTGGCGAGTTGTTCGAGTTCGCGACTGGCAAATGTTTGGATACTATCAGGCTTACGCCGTGCTAATGAGGGAGCTGTCATGATTTCTGAATCTTCTGCCTTTCATACGGCAATCTTTGATGCGCTATGCGCCTGCCTGAACTTGTCCGCGGCGGAGGGCATCAAGCTGATCCATGAGGCCTATGCCGAGCCGGAGAATGTTCCCCGACCGGCACGGAATAAGAATGTGATCTATTGGACCGTTCTGCAGGACCTGGCTTCCGATCCCGTTTCTACAGAGTGGAATAACGAGGCAGGAGCCAGCGGTACCCATGTGCCGACGGTTTGCACGACGGTCAAGTATCACCTGGTGATCGTCTGCTACGGGCCAGCCTGCGAGGAATACGCCTCTCGGATCCGGCACATGCTGTACCTGGACGGCCGGGGCTTTCCCCGGCAGATCCTGCGGAATGCCGGGATCTTTCCGGTGCCGGATCCGCCGCAGCCGGCTCTCCTGCATGAGGAAGAAGGGAGCCTGTGGCGGAAGCGGGCAGATCTCACGATCCAGCTCCGCGCCCGGGATGAACAGCGGGCTCAGGCCCGCAGTGCTATTAGCACCGCTCCGGCGGTGATCATACGGAGGTAAAAATGCTTAGTATTAACACCATCGCAAGAGTTATTGTCAATACGGTTCGGACTAGTGCGACCCCTGCGTCTTTTAATATTGGCTTAATTCTCGCTCAAGAGAATCCGTTCTCTACATCTCATCGTTTAACCACTTTTAATTCGGCGGCGGAGGCCGCGGCAGGGCTGACGGAGATGGGTTTCCTGGCTTCGTCGGAAGCTTATAAAGCGGCAATTAAATACTTTGCTGCTTCGCCCGCACCCAGCCAGCTGCTGTTCTCCTGTTATCCGACGTCGGAAAGTCCGAGCCAGGCGCTGGACGCAGTCCTGAATCAGACAGCGGGGTTCTATGGGGTCATGACCTGCGATACTATTTCCGCCGCGGATTACCTGACATTTGCCCAGCATGCAGAAAGTCTGTCCCAGCCGCTGATGCTCTTTGTGCCAGTGACGGGCACTGTTTCTTCGGCGATTGCTTCCAATTCCGTGCTGGATAAGCTGCATGGGGCTTCCATCAAGCGGGCGGTGCCGTTCTACTGCGCTGCCGCTTCGGACTGCGCCGCCGTAATGGGTGTGGCCATGGGGTTAGATCTGTCGCATAGCGGGTCTGCATTTGCCTTGTGTTATAAAACACTGCAAGGAATCCAGCCTTCTTCGCTGACGCAGACGGAAGTAGACAATTTGAAAGCGCTGGGCTGCAATGTATATGTTACCAGAGGTTACACCCATCTGCTCTTAGAGAATGGATCTGTTAGCAATAACCAGCGTTATGACGAAATCCTCTATGTAGACAAGATCGCAAACGACTTGCAGAATGCGGCAGTCACTATGCTGGCAGAAAATCCGGATAAAATGCCTCAAACAGACGACAGCACGGCCCAGTTTATTAACCGATTCTCTTCAATTCTTATGGGCTATACTGACCAGGGAGTCCTGGCATCTAGCATTTGGAGAGGCTCTGATATTGGCCCGGTAAAAAATGGAGATGCGGTAGAAAACGGCTTTATCCTTTGGGCAGATAGTTACGATGACCAATCCGATGCAGACCGGGCAGCGCATAAAGCGGTACCGATTCAGTGCGCATTAACCCTTGCTGGAAGCATTGAAAGCATTGTAATTACTGTCAACGTACAGGTGTAAGGAGGCTTAAATATGGCTTACAACGTTTATTCTCTTCCGGACGTAAAGTCCGTTCTGTATCATCCGGACGTAGGCACGGCAAACTTGCATCTGTGCGGCATCGGAAAGATCACCATCTCCGCGGCGGGGGACCTGACGTCCCATACCACCACCGCGGACGGGTATGTGGTGGTCAACCGCCTGAAGACGACAAATGGCACGATTCAGATCGAGCTGCCGCAGAATTCTATCGGGGATGATTTCCTCCGCCGCTGGGCCAGGTGGGCGAGGAGTACGGGGAGCCCGAACCGGATCGCCCTGGGAACGCTGACCATTACAGACAACGTGTCCGGGTTCAAGACGGTATGTACCGGCGTCTCCCTGCAGAAGGCCCCGGACCGGACTTATGACCGGACCGCGACGAATGTGACGTATACCTTGCTCGCCACGACGATTACGGAGCAGTAAGCATGAAGGTACTAATCGCCTGCGAGGAAAGCCAAGAGGTTTGTAAAGCTTTCCGAGAAAAAGGGCATGAGGCGTACAGCTGCGATATGGTAGATTGCTCTGGGGGGCATCCGGAATGGCACATTAAAGAGAATTGCTTGCCAATGATTAACGGCGGTGTTGTGTTTAAAACAGTTGACGGCAAGAGTCATGAATGTGCCGGTGTGTGGGACCTGATCATTGCACATCCGCCGTGCACTTATTTAACCAGTACCGGAAATCGTTGGTTTAAAGACGAGTTTGGCATGGCTGCACGATCCAGATATTTAGATCGCATGGATGCAATCCGGCTTTTTATGGGTTTTGTTCTGTGCAGCGCCAAACGCGTTGCGATTGAAAATCCGGTTGGTATAATGAGCGGCGTATATAGAAAACCTGATCAGATCATTCAGCCTTATGAATATGGCCATCCGTCCCGTAAAGCTACGTGTCTTTGGCTTCGGAATCTTCCACTGCTTAAACCGACAAATATCGTTGAACCTGAGCTGAAATGCTACATAAATAAAGACGGTCGGCTTACAAGGTATTCTGCAGATTACGGAACGGGTTATGAAAAAGAAGCATCTGCAAGGCGCAGATCCAAAACTTATTCCGGAATAGCAAAAGCGATGGCAGATCAATGGGGCTAAAAAACGAGACTCGACCAGTAGGAGGAAGTTATGCGCCAGACTACTAAAGACATTGAAATAACGATTGACGGAAGCAAAACTAGCTTCCGCCTTTCCAAACTAGACGCTTTTTCCGGCGTCATGCTGCTCCGGCTGCTGATGCGGCTTAATGGGAATCCAACGATGCTGGACCTGATCGCCTCTCTTTCTGAAGACGAGCTGCGCTCCGTCATGACCTCGGTGTTCAATCATGTTTCTGTTCTCCTGCCGGCAGGTCCGCATCCGGTTATGACTGGTAGCGAGTGGGGATACCCAGAACTAGAACACGATACGCCTACCTGCATGAAGCTCTTATTGGAAGGTTTGGCCTGGAGCCTGTCCGGTTTTTTCGGCGGCGGGCAGTCGAAGGAGCGGGAGACCGCGCCTGCGGATACTGCCCTGTAACCTGCCCAAATATCGACGAGTTTCTCTTTCTGCCTGTAGCTGCGGGGATGTGGAAGCAGCATGAGCTTTGGGATGGGACCTATGTCCTAGATGATCTGCTGGATATCGTGGAGCTTATCCGGGTAAGGAAAATAAACGAAATGAAAGCGAGGGAAGCACAGAATGGCTAGCCAGGAGTTTCTTGCGTCCTTTGCGGTTGAAATTGACGAAGGCGGCGTTACCCGCCTGCAACAAGTATTAGAAGAAAATCGGGACCTGGCAAACGAAGTAGCAGCAGCTTTTGAAGCAGCTACGGCTGCAATCCAGGAGTACCAAAAAGTAGCCTTAGGCGAAGATAATCCTTCTGGAGAAGGAAACCGAGACGACGGAAGCGGAACGGGAAGTTCGTCTAATTCTGCAGAAGGTAACCGAGACACAGGCAGCCCGTACAATCCGGAAGCGTCCGCCCGGAATCTGGAGAACGGAGAATACCGGAGCGACGGCTATAAGGGGGAAATTCAGTCTCTGCTGAGTGGATCCCTGACGTCCAATCCAGACTCGTCAGCGCGGGATTATTCGCTACGTACTGCTGAACTATCTCTTGCTCATGCCCTGGCGCCGGATGAGGAATACGACCGGAACACCGGAAGTCGGGTGAATCCGGATTCATTTTACGGAGATACACAAGGAGCATATTTAGATTCCCATGAAGGATTGAGCAGTGAGATCAGCCGGTACCTATATAACCAGATCGGACCTAGAGCAAATTCAGATTATGCCAGAGAATTGAATGCAGCATTGCAAGATTTGGCTAGCGCAGAGGCCAAAGGCGATGATACTGCGGAATACCTAGAGCAAGTCAAGTCCCTTATGCCGGATCTGATCCAGGGCGTAAAGGATATCGTCGATAAATATGACGAGCCTCCGGAGGCGACTACTACTGAGAGCGGCGAAGGCGAAGGCAGCGGTCTGGAAGGATCCCTGGATCTGGAAGGCGCCCGGGGAGAACTGGAAGCTTTCCGGGAGGAAGCATCCCAGCCGGTGAACCTGTCCGGCAATGCCTCCGGGATCGTGTCCGCGGCCAGCGCCGCCCTGTCCAGCGTGAAGAGTATGTTCTCCACGCCGATTACCATCAAGGCGGTGGTGGAGACGGAGGGCGGCGGCGAAGGCGGAGACAGCGGGGACAGCGGCGGATCGACCCTGAAGATGTCCACCGGCGGACGGTTTACGAAGCCTACCGACGTCCAAGTGGCGGAGGATGGGGACGCGGAATACATCATCCCCGTGAAAAAGGAGAACCGGGCGGTGCCGCTGCTGAAACAGCTGATGACCGAGCTCTCTCCGGAAGCCAGACAGAGCCTGGTCGTGGACGACAAAACCGCCGGGGCTATTCGGGAGCCCACAGGGGAGACAGCAACGCAGCCTCTTCCGGCGATCCGGGAGGCCGTTGGTACGCCTGCGGCGACGCAGCCACTGGCTTCGTCTGCAGGAAAGGAATCGGCGCTGGATGCCGGTACTTCCGGCCTGCTGGCGAAGCTGGGGGATCTGTTGTCGACATCCCTGCATGAGACGGTCACGCCGGTGGTGCAGAATACCAGCCAGAATGTTTCCGCACCGGTGACAATCCAGGTCAGGTCTACCGGAGCGAACGCGGAACAGATCGGGCAGAAGCTGTATGACACGACGGAGAGGTATCTGCTGAGGACGTTAAGAGGTGTTATGGGATGAGTAAATCTTCTACTGCTTATGTAACATGTACTATCAGCAGGAAAACATATACCTATCATTTTACCGGCGTGACGGCGATTGAGCATAACCTGGCCCTGAACCTGAACAACGAGGCCTCGGAAGGATCGGATATTGTCAACGGCGCCCGGAACCTGGCGAACCAGGTGACCCTGTCCGTGGTGGAAACAGATACGGAACAGACCGCCGGCTGGGCGGCGAGGATGCTGGAATGCATGGCCGCTTTAAAGAAAAAGAGAGCGTTATGCAAGGTTGTTACTTCAATGGCAACATACGACCGGATGCTCCTGACGGAGATCAACGCCACCCAGGATGAGGAGAATCAGTTCGGCTGGTCCGGTTCCCTGGCCTTTATGGAGTATATCCCCGTGACGGAGGAGAATGCCGAGGCCGTAAAGGCGAACAGCAATTCCTCCGTCCGGACGAACACCGGCAGCAGCGGAACGAAAAAATACGCTGGTTCGCCGCTACAGCAATTGTTAGCCAGTGCTGGGGTTAAATAGCAACTAAATAAATAGGAGTAAAACATGACAGGATATTTGCTTCCGTTAACGCAAGACAGCTGGCAGGTAATGACTTTGGATGTGATTATTGATGAGGAAGAATTTCATGCCCAAGTGGAGATACGGCACCTGCCGGCACCGGACCAGTGGGTGGTAAGTATTTGGGATCATTCCAGCAGCGAACTGCTGGTAAATATGATCCCTTTGGTCTGCTCTTATGGGGAGGTTAATGACTTGCTAGCACCATTTCGTTATTTGCGAAATGGAAAAGGGCTTGGAACGATGATTTGCTTGCGAGGGACAGATGAACCGTCTACTCCAGATCCAACAGGATCAGATTTAAATGAATTTCAATTATACTGGGGAGATACGTATGTCTGATTTGAATCGGTCGCTTTCTGTATTTGCAGACGGTTTGCCGATATTTGGTTTCCGTCGTGCGTATCTATCTGGGTGCGATGCTTTGGGCTTGTATCCGATGCCCTTTATCCTGCGGCTGTGGAATTTGGCAGATTCGGATTACCATGCATTGCGAGCTGCAAAGTATTTATCTGTTCGTCATGACGATTCCATCTTGGCATATGGCAAAGTTTCAGATGTATACATGTATATTGCGCCAGAGGGGAAGATAACCGAAACAGTCTTTGCGGCCGGGCTGGGGCTATGGGAAGCGCCGGTATCTCTTTCTGTTGAAGCTGGCGTTTCAGTGTCTAATACGGTACGAAGAATATTGGAGGCCAGCAGAACGGGGATCTCGTTGCTTTCCTTTCCGGGAGAGGATCCGGTGCGTTCCAGGGCTCAGGCCTTTTACGGCCGGGCGGCGGAATGTATCGAGATTGCGTTAACAGCCGCAAATGTCAGAGGATATTTAACTGAATCTGGCTTATGTATCGTGCCAACTGAGCAGTTGCCAGTAAGTATAGAGTTGTCTTCCGAAGACCTGTTGTCAGATCCTGTTTTTGTCGGAAGCAGGCAAATGCTCCTCCGGACCCGGATCACCGGCTGGCCGCTGGGGAAAGCAGTTCGGGTAAAATGGAAGGACGGGTCCCAAGAGGGACTCGTCCTGGAAAGATCCGTAAGCGCAGATAATTTGGAAGGAGAATGGAAAAGCGAACTGCTAATGGAGGTGTCGCTATGATTAATGCTTTAAGCCCGGCGGAAATTCAGGCCTTGAAAAAAGAAATTCTGTCTTCTTTGCACTGTGCCTTGCCGGGGATCGTGGACTCTTTTGACGACACCTCTGGCACGGCTTCTGTTCGGCTGGCGCTGTCCGGCATGCCGGTGCTGCAGAATGTACCGGTGTTTATCTGTAATGAGGTCAGCGCAGGAGATGCCTGCCTGGTGGTATTTGCAGACTGTGATGTGGACGCATGGTTTGATGGAGAAGACTCTGCTGATCCCGCGTCCGGGAGGATGCATAGCCTATCGGATGCCTTTGCGTTTGTCGGCTTTCGTAGAGGAGGGACAGAAACATGATTATCCGCCCCGTAGATGAAAATGGAGACATTCTGCCGGTTTTAACTTCTGCTTCGTTGTTAGAGAGTGTAAGCGCCATAGCAAGATTGATAAAAGATCGCCTAGAATTGTTGGCAGGCGAATGGTGGGAAAATCCTGCTTGGGGGAATGAGGTCTTAGAAATGATGAGATCCTCCCGGCTAACTGAAGCAGATTCTCAAGCATTAGCTAACTATATTACATCGTATATCCGACAGACATCCGGCGTGTTGGAAGTGGAAGATGTTGTTTCGATTATTGAAGGCAGGCAATTTAATTATTCCTGTAAAGCAGATACAGAAGATGGACCCGTTGAAATCAACTATAACGTGTAAAGGAGGAGAAAATGCATGTCGTATTTTGCACCGTACATAGACAGCACTGGAATCCACATGCCAACATACGAAGATCGATTAGAAGATCTGGTAACAGCTTATCGAAATATCTTCGGCGTCGAGGCAGAACTCTCCGCTTCTGTGCCGGATTACCAGCTGCTGTCTGTCTTTGCCAAGGCTTTGGACGATACGTCCGCCCTGGTGGTGCAGGATTTCAATTCCCGGAATCCGATGACTGCTTCCGGCGCGGCGCTGGACCTGTTGCTGCCGCAGTACGGGCTTACGCGGGCGTCCGGGGAGACGGACGCTTCCGTCCGGGCGAGGATCCGCACCAGCCTGGCTGCCCGGAGCACAAACTCTTACGATGCTTTATACGCAGCTGTAATGCAAGCCAAAAGTATTGAAGATGCCAAGGTATATGTTAATGATACAGATACAACTGATGCGAATGGTATTCCTGCACATAATATTGCAGTGGTAGTAAAATACGGCACTACAAAAACAGTAGCTCAACAGATCTTTGATCATAAGCCGCCGGGAATTGCGACGTATGGGAGCACGACCGGCACGGCGAAAGATGCCGCTGGGAATTCGTATTCCATTCATTTCACCCGGTATACGGACCGGCTGGTGTTCATCTATCCGTTTATCACTGTGCTGCCCGGCGGCAGCCAGGCGGCCATCGAGGCAGCGGTGGTGCCGGCCATCCGGGAGTTTGTTGGCAAGCTTCGGATTGGAGAGCCGCTAAACATACCACAACTTTACGGAGTGATCTATAACGCCGATCCGGCGCTTGCCAGTACCTTTGTTGTAATTGATATTCAGGTGGCGGAACCCGGCGGGTCCTCCGTGGTGCGGAGCAGGATCGTAGCAAACTGGGATGAGGTCATCGTGGCGCCGCCTACGGGAGGAGTGAGCATCTATTGGAGCTGAATGATTATCTTAATTTGTTCCCTGGAGCAAGTCGAGAAAAACCACGGTTCATGGCGCTGGCGGAGGCAGTACTGCAACAAGTAATAGACCTGGCATCCGTGATCGGTTCAATCCGGATAGGCTTCTCTTTTGCCTCGGCAGAGGGGAGTCAATTGGATGCAATTGCAAACGCTATTGGCCTTAGCAGAGAATACGGCATGACGGATGAAGCGTTCCGGGCATACCTGCTGCAGAAGCTGAAGCTGTGGACCTGGGATGGAACAAATATAGCAGTACCGTCGATCCTGCCGGCAGGAGTGACGCAAACAGATAATATGAATGGAACGGTAACAGTTAGTCCGTCAGAGACCAGGCAAGACTTGTTGCCAATTCCTGTAGGAGTAAGGAAAGTCTGATTTTAAGCATCCACACAAAACAAGCAAGGTGGTGGTGAATACGGTTTGGATTATTCTAGTAACCATTTGTTTAATTGTTCTTGCTATGGAGGCTGTCTTTGTTCTGCCGAATAAAACAGCACAAAGCAGAAAGGAGGATGACAATGCCAAACGAAAACGTGATCACAACGGCTGCACTGATTGAGAAATTCAAACAGGCATTAAGCGATAATTGGGGCTACATATGGGGGACTGCTGGAGAAATGTGGACAGCAGCAAAACAAAAAGAGTTGGAAAAAACCACAGACTCCGACAGAGCGTTAAGCCGGGAATACGGATCAAAGTGGATCGGCCATTACGTAGCAGATTGCAGCGGCCTTTTTTCGTGGGCGTTTAAAAAGCTTGGCGGATATATGTACCACGGATCTGACACGATGTATCGGAAATATTGTACGGATAAAGGCGAACTTTCTAAAGGCAAAAGATCAGACGGAGGAATGCTGAAACCAGGAACGGCTGTATTTGTCTGGAACGGAAAGAAATACAGCCATGTCGGCTTGTATGTCGGGGACGGGGTTGTCATCGAAGCGATGGGAACAATCAAAGGCGTAACAACCACCAAAGTAACGGCAAGCAAGTGGACGAATTGGGGCGAGCTAAAAGGCGTAGATTATTCTGGCATACAGCCTGATCCGGAGCCGACACCAGAACCGGAAAAAAAGCCGACGATTAAGCGCGGCAGCACCGGTCCGTATGTGGTCGAGTGCCAGGAGGATCTGATCTGCCTGGGATACGACGTCGGAAAGACCGGAGCGGACGGCAAGTTCGGCGCGAACACGGAGAAGGCGGTGAAAGCCTTCCAGAAGGACCACGACGGCCCGGACGGGAAAGCGCTGAAGGTTGACGGGATCGTCGGACAGGCGACTTGGTGGGCGCTGGATGAGGCTATGAAACCGCAGCCTGGACCGATGCCGGAAAAGAAGTATAGTGTAACTATTCACAACCTGGACTATACGCAAGCACAGGCTATTGCCAATAATTATCCCGGATCTGAAATAAAGGAGGAAACAACATGATTCGCGAGTTGAAGATCAGACAGATTTCGTTCGATGATACCCCTGTGTATTACAAAGAACTTGCTGGATTGCATGACGACACGAAGCCGACTGCCTCATTGGCTACCGGTAGTATATACCTGGAAGTGGACACTGGCGATGTGTATGCATATGATGAAGACGGGGTACAGTGGAGTAAGATTGCTTCTTTGGGCGGTGATGCATAATGAATCTCCGTGAACTGCTTTTCCTTCATGCTGCCAGCGGCGGGGGCGGTTCGCTGGTAGAATATACCGCTACGGGGAATCCCGTTGCGTTTAATACGAATGTCGCCAAACCGCTGAATAGTGTTACTGTTCCGCTGACGCATGCACAGAGCGGAACTGACGACCCGTCCCCGACAAATATCCGTCCTATTACTGGAGTGAGTTCCCTGTTCTGCGTACACGCAAAAAAGAACATGGCAAAGTTGCGTGGGTACAGCGCAACAAATAGGACGTATGATATGGCTGGTCAAACATCCAATAACTATGGCACGTCTATTGATACATTAGATCCTGAAGACTCTGTTGTTATTACTCAATCAAGCTCAACTACTGATTATGCTAAAAATAGTTATAGAAACGGATATGTTTCTATTCGTGTAGAAAACTATTCCGTTATGGAAGGAGCCAAATATGATATTAGTTTCAAAATTACAGACATTTTAAGCAATCCGCTTGACGCCCGGCTAGATGACTGGTTGCTTATTAGTCCGACGGGTTCTCAAAGCTCGCCATCACAAATTACAGAAGATGTGATTATATTTAAGAATTACACATATAAAGACGATAATGGTGTCTATCGTTTTGAGATTCGTAATTGTGCTATGTCGTGTACGTTGTCTGAATTTATGATCACTCCTGTCGGAGATAACGATGGCGTGTTTGAGCCTTACAATGGCGCAAAACTTGACATTGCGTTCCCGGCGCTTGGCAAGAATTTGTTTAATAAAGATGCGGCCATACGCAACGACGGACATTACTACGATGCAGATGGAAGCATCAATGCTTCTGCTGTTTCTGGGTATCTCGAAAACTATATTGCAGTAACTCCGGACACAAATTACGTTGTAAATTGTAACGAACAGGAAGCAAATGTCCGCGCTATCTATTTCTATACAGATGAAAAAGTTTGGATCGAACGCACACCTGGAAGTATGGCAGGATCAAGTGTCCAGTTTTGCACCCCATCTAATTGCTATTATATTCGGTTCCAGTATTTCATTGTGACAAATTTTGATCAGTGGCAGCTGGAACTTGGAACAATTCCTACTGCTTACGAACCTTATACCGATTCGGTCTATGGCGGAACACTTGACGTTGTGTCCGGTGTGCTGCATGTAACGTATGGTTGCCATATATTCAATGGTGATGAAACATATCAATATTCGGAAACAAGGACATCTGCCGGAATAGAAAGGCATATTTTCAACACATCCGTCCTTGATAATTATGCTGAAAGAAATGTTACGAGTCTACTTAGGGCAAGTACAGCAGTAAGAACTGCTGACGGAAGTTCAAGCAATCCGCTTTGCTTCTATAATGGCAATCCGTCGTATCAGTTTGGCTTCTACATTGATTCATCTTTATGCGAAAACACAGTTGAAAGTTTCAAAGCGTGGCTTGCAGAACATCCATGTCAGGTTGTATTCCCGCTCAAGGAACCATTCGATGTGCAGCTTACGCCTGAACAAATTGCTGCTTTCATTGGAACAAATACCATTTGGACAAATACGCCTGAAAATCTTACAGTAATGTATTTAAAGAAAGGATGATGCCGGTATGAATCTTTATCAGTGGCTAACCGTCTTCGCTGTTCCTGGGATTATTGCGGCTATATGCAGTTTCGCAATTAACCGAGCCTTTAAAAAGAGGGACAAGATCAGAGAAGAGGTAGTCGAACAGAACAGGAAACTTGAGGAACAAAACACAGCAACTATGCTCGGTGTCCAGGCGTTACTTAGGAATCAACTTCTGATATCATTCCGCGATTGCCTTTCAAAAGGTTTTGCAGAGTACAATGAGCGGGAGACTATCAAAAACATGTATGTAAATTATGAAGCACTTGGTCCTAACAGTGTTATGGATGATTTGTATAAACAGTTTACAGATCTTCCAATGCAGAAATAAGGAGGTCTAAAAAAATGAAAATTAATTGGAAAGTACGTTTCAAAAACAAGGTTTGGCTCACTTCTTTCATCTCGCTTATTGTTGGTTTTGTCTACAATGTGCTGGCTGCATTTGATATCTTCCCGGCAGTAACAGAGGAATTAGTCATGAGGATTGCCGGTCAGGTGCTTACCTTCCTCGGTCTGATCGGTGTATTGGTTGATCCAACCACGGCAGGCATAAATGATAGCAATAGAGCTATGAGCTATGTTGAGCCCTGGGATGACAAAAAGGATGTAATAGACTGATACAAAGTGACCATTGCACGCGGAAGTTTCTGT